CGTTGCTGTTGTTAACACTGCAACAAATACCATCGTTGACTTTATTAACAAGTTCAGAGAAGCGGCAAATATAGATAGCATTACCTCGATTAATAGAGAGCTTGAAGAGCTAACAAAAACCGCTGCTGATTATGAAGAGCAAATCAACGCAATGCAGGGTGGTGAGTATGTTACATCTGACTTTGCTGACGACCTTGAAGCTCAAGCTAATGGATTATCAATTGTTAATCAGCGCATTGCTGAATTAATAGAACAGAGAGACAAGCTTGCTAGTCAAGAGTCTGAAGTGGCACAGTTTGAAGGCGGAGCAATCACCTCAACAATAGGAGTAGTATCAACCGATAATAACGCAGATCTTCAGGCGCTGCTTGATAGGTTCAAGTCAGAAGAAGAGTTGCTATTAGAGAAGTATGAGCGTGAGCGTGAGATTGCTGGCGAAAATAATGAGTTACTACTCCAACTTGAAGCTGAATATCTAGAAGCATCTCAAGCGCTAAAGGACGAGGCAGCACAGAAAGAGCAAGATAGACTTGAAGAGCAAAATAGATTTTATGCCGACATCCTAAAAAAGCAGGGTGATATAGACAAGCAGAATTCTAGAAGTATTGATAAAAACAACAAGGATAAGGAAAAGTCAGACCAAGCCTATCTAACTGCAGCCACTCAAATTGGCAATGCTCTATTCGAGGACAATAAGGCTGTAAAGGCAGGACTTGTAGTTGTAGATACTGCCTCTGGCATTTCAAAGGCATTTGCAGAGCTTCCATATCCAGCTGCTATAGCTGCATCGGCTGGTATAGCCGCAACTGGTATCGCTAACCTGGCTGCAATCAATAGCGCGTCAAAAGGCTCAAGCGGAACTTCAACAACGACATCATCGGCAACGCCTGTTAATACAGAACTTCCAGAAGAGACTTCAGAACTATCAGTAGGTGCGAGTGATGCGTCAGGAGGAAGTCAGGGCTTAATAATTAGATTCGAGGGTGGTGATGAGCTAACAGAAGCTTTAGCTAAAAACACCAAGGTGATGCAAATTAATGGCACTCTAGAGGTTTAGCATGATAGCAAGCAAAACAAACGTATCACCATTGGCGACATTAACTGTAAACCCTGAAAGCACCCTACAGGAAATCTCAGTTATTACCGATGGGGACTATTCATCTGTATATTCTGACACTCTAACAACCAGCACTAGCATTACTTTTGACTTTGATTCTCCTCAAAAGATTGACTATATCGCGATTGGCGGGTCAAATATTTCAAAGAAAGATAGAATAACAATTCGCTCTCTAGATACATCGCAGAATGTGTTTTTGTTTGCTTCTGGTGGTGAAGCTTTATTTTCTTCTGAAGGCTTTAGGCTTAATGCTCAATATGACAACTCAATTGATGATTCAAATCTCGGACTTAATGAGTCAAGGGTCATTATGTACAGGCCTAAAATTGAAGCATCCCAACAGATTGAGATAACAATATATGGTGACGGACAACTGTCAATAGCCGATATTGCTATGGGTGAAGAGTATGAAATCCCAAGAGGTGAGCAGTCTGGATACAACAGGCCATGGTCAGTTCCAAACATAGAGGCGAGAAGCACGGTTGGGCTTGATAACTCACCGATAAGCCTTTCTTATCAAAGCCGTGCACTTTCATGCACTCTTAGTGTTCCAAATAACATAATGGCTGATTTTGATGGTTGGTATGAGTTTATTTCATTTGCATCTAACAATACTTTCTACATTCTTGAGGATGATGATAAGTTCCATTCATACGCTTGCTTTAATGCAATTCCAGACATGACCAAAGCTCATCCCTCAACAAGAGCTTTAGGGCAATCTGTGATAAAATTTAATGCGTTTGCTAAGTCTAATGAGGCCCTATTGTAATGGCTATTAACACATCTTTTCGTCAGCAGCACTTTGTTGTTTATGAAATTATTCTACCTTACTGCACAGTTTGCACCCCAATGGAGGGGGTTACAGGCTCATGGCATACCCCTTTAACATGCGAAGAGTCGAGTGATTCAGAATATAGGTTATGGATCGCATCTTCTGACGCTCCAACGGTATTAAGTCAGCCTCAGCCGTCAATTAACATAAAGAGCCAACTTAATTCTAAGATATTTAGGTGTGTCACGAACTCATCAGAATCAACATCAAAGCTCAAGGGTGGTGAGGGCTTAGCTAGTCGCGGGACAATGTCTATCTCATGTACTGATTTTGATGGTGACCCTGGCCCTATTAACTTCAGCGATCAAGGAACTTTCTTTGGCAAACTTAGGGCTAGAAATGTACTTCAAGGAAAGAAGGTAATTACTCACAAATACACCATTGCTGGAAGTGCGGGTCAGGAGGTTATAGAAGAGATTGGAACATCAACTCATTTCATAACTAACACTGAACTATCTAACGGAGTATTTAAGCTACAAGCAAAGGATGCGCTGAAAGACGTAGAGTCGTTCTCTCAAAAGTTCCCGGAGCCTTCTGATATAACAATAACTGCCGACATTGATACATCAACAACGGTTATCCCTGTAAGTGAAACGACAGGAATTATTGCCGGTTCAGTGATAAGAATTGATGATGAATTAATGTATGTAAATAGCATTGGTGCAAATCAGCTCAACGTGGCAACTCGCGGAACAACAATAACAAATCCGGATGGCACTGTAGTTTACAAAACCAATGTATCAGACCACTCAACGGACTCCACCGTTCAACCGTCATATATCATGTCAAAGACTCCGCTTTGGGATGTTCTGAGAGATGTGTATACAGCTTTGGGTCTGACTGACTATATTGATTACGCGCAATGGCAGTCTGAAATTCAGGAATGGAACGCAGATGCATTTCTGTATGGTGTGTTCAGTAAGCCAGAAGAGGGCTCTAGATTAATAGATAGACTGCTAGGAGCCTACCTAATTGATATGTGGTTAGATCAATCATCACAAAAGATAAAAGTTAGTGCCGTTACTGCATGGAAGGAGTCAATAAGAATACTTCAAGAAGGAAATGATATATCCGGACTGACAATTACAGAGTCAGAGGACAGTAGATTCTCTCGTGCATATATGTACAACAAGAAGGAATTCAAGGCTGAGAATGACGATGTAATTAACTACTCAAAGCTCACTATTGCTACCGACGTTGCCGTTGAGAGTGATGATTTCTACGGCTCTATAAAGGTTAAAGAATTTGATTCAAATGACTTTATATCGACAAACTCAGCTCAAACCACTGTAGCTAGATATATACAGAGATTCAGCAGGGCTCCGAAAAATATAAAGTTCACAATGGAGGAAAGGAAGCTAGGAAATACATCCATATCTGACATTGTTGACATAGTATCAAGAGACTCACAATCCCCATCAGGTCAGATTTTGGAGGCAAGAGACAGGGCTCAGATAATAAGGATTCAGCCAGACTTTAACAAGATAGGAAGACAGTACAAGGTTGAGGCGCTTTCTTATGTACCTCTTATTGCGTCAAATCCTGGTGATGAGCTTGTTATTGAGCTTAGTGGATCACTATTTGATGTTAATCTATTCGCAAGGGCTGGCGCTCCAAACGTACCTATAAATGTTACATTTATTTTTAATGGCTGCACGCTAGGATCAACTGCATTTAATGTGCCATCAGTTAGAGCTGGTTCGTTTGAGGCAGGAAGTAGGATTAAAATCATCTGTACCAACAACACAAAGTGGTCAGCTAAGGGCGGTGAGAATTATAGCTACACATTCGACGGATCAAGAGTAATAAGAACTGGAGAGTCAAATAACGGAGCTGACTCATACCAATCAGATGGAATTGAGACTGAAATTTACTTAAATTACGGTATTGTTTCTGGTTACGATACATCTTGCGAAATGTATGCATCTGGCGGCGCTGGTGGTTATGGTTCGCTGTTTCAGGGAGAGGGCCCGTTTTATCCTAACGGAGCTGGTAGTGGTATATCACCAGGCTCAGGTTCTGAATTTTCATCACTGGCCGATCCGTCATCAAATGCAACTGGCGGAGACGGATCATTTAACTTTGGCGGGAGTGGTAATTCGAGGGGGGTTTCAGGCGTAATTGCTGGTAATGGCGGGTTTTCTGTTGATGGTACAAATCCAAGTGGAATAGCATTTATTTTTGATGAAAGAACATTGGCTGGTGGTGCAATTAAAAACACTAACGTTACAGTGTATAATCTAGCTAGTGAATCATCAAAATTTAGACAGGGTCGCAGTGACTCATTTACTTTAATCGACTCATAGGTGAAATGATGACGGATGCATTTTTTAGTCAAACATTTGCGGAGCTTCAGGACAATCATAATAGGGTTAGTCAGACATCCGGTCAGATTGTTGACGAAAATAATATAGGCGACTATCTTCCTTTAAGTAAGCTTGAGGTGTCACCACGAAATAACGACTGGAATGGATTTCTAGATCCATCTCACACGGTGCAACTTCAATTTGAAGACACAAGTGCTGGTACTAGGTCATTTCCTGTTGATACGGAGATTGCACCTAACATTTACGTTACAACAACTGGCGACATAACTTTTAGTGATACTGGCTGGTCGTGGCTTGCAGGTCAATCAATATACAAGCTTTATACTTACACCGTTGAACAGCTTTCCTTCATTGATGAGAGCTCAGTCCCTGTATACATTGTTGACGAAGTTGGCGGTAAATACTTCATTAACAGCTCGCTGCCAGGAGTAAGTGTTACAAAAACAAACTCAACAACACTAAAGGTTGAGATAACTAGCGATATCTTTACTGATCTTGGTATCACAAAGGTTTGGGAGTTCTTTTCTACCGATTCAACTGGTTATGTACGCAAGCTTAATGTTGATGAGTTGGCATGCGAGTTCATGAACAAAAAAGGCGACCCAAGAAAGCTAGTAGATGTCACATCCAATAGAGCGTTTGAAGGTTCATACCAAAATAATACACCTTTGGTTAAAACCGTTTATGTGTACTGTGTCAACGTAGGCACAACGCCAGATCAATCAGCAGCTACGGGTTTTGGCGTTGAAATTGATGGAGTTAGAATTATAAACAACTTCCAGTCAACATATACAGGTGCAGGAAATGTATTCCCGTGGGTGGATTTCGATGTACTACCTGGTCAGTCTTACAAATTAACACAACCATTAAAGGTGTCTCTTAATAAAGTTACGGAGCTTACGCTATGACCGAGAAGCCAAACGAAGATAAATTTTACCACATGAACGGAAATTCATGCGTTGGTGTTAGTGATGAGAGGGTTGAATCATTATCTGGTGCGGATAGAGTAAACCTAACGTGGCTTGAGTTTCAGGAAGTCGTAAACCCGCCAAAAAGCAATGATGAAATTGAACTTGAGTTTGCACAGTCCGAGAACGCATGGGTTGCATCAGTAATGCCAGAAGTTGAGATTCAGATTAACTACCATGAAGATAATGACACTGACAGAATGACAGCAACACTTGATGAATGGAAATCTTACCGGGTATCACTTCGTAATTACGTCAAAGACGGCAAGGTTGCTCAGCCTGGGCGACCACAAAGACCACAATAACAACAGGGCGCAATTGAGCGCCCTTTCTTATGGTATAATCTAAAGGTTATTTCTAACTGGAGATTCAGAGTGGATCCTAAATTTATCACTATTCATTGCTCGGCCACAAAACCAAAAGTTAACTACAATGTCGATCGACTTCGCGAGACTCACGTTAATCAAAATGGCTGGAGCGATATCGGATATCATTTCTACATCACCACGGACGGAAGATTAACACCATGCAGGCCGCTATCACGCAACGGAGCGCACGTTAAGGGGTACAACACTGATAATATCGGCATATGCCTTGAGGGTGGCTTAAATAATGATACTGGACGACCTGATGATACTTACACAAGCTATCAATACGAAACGCTAAGGCAAATCGTTAAAGACTTGCAAGAACGATACGGCATTTCGGATTCAGACGTTAAAGGTCATCGAGACTGGGGTGCAAACAAAGCTTGCCCTTGCTTCGATGTTTCTAAATGGCTAAAGAGGGCTAATTAATGGGATGGTTCACTAATTTATTCTCAAGCAAAGCTGTAGATAATGTACTAGACAAAGATAACGGTCTGCTAACTCAGGCTGGCGAGTGGATAGGAAACCTATCCTATACCGACGAAGAAAAGGCAGAGAGTCGCGAGCGACTAAATAGTGGCTTGGTTGATTACATCAAGTCCACACTTAGCGAAAGCACTGTTCGCTCAAAGACTCGCAGGTTTGTTGCTATTATGTGCTACATAACGTATTTCATCATCTACGTCTATGACATTATAAGGTTTGTCTAATGTGTTTTTTATAGCATCATGTATATCTTTTTCAAAGGCAGGATCATGTACACAAACATCTATGTACCAACCTAAATCAAGTAGTTGCTTACATACATCTGTTTTTGTTTTTATAAACGTTCCGTTGGTGCTTACATAATGCTTTACAGCATTTGGCCATAGCTCTTTAAGGCCACGTGCCCAGTTGACAATATCAGGATTTGTAAAAGGTTCACCACCATGTATTGTTACAACATTGATGCTTACAAGTTTGCTCCATTTTTCATATTTGTCTTTGTAATCCTCATAACGAAAATGGTTGCGAAATAGGTAGTTATTGAAACTTTCGCAACCATTACATGTCAAGTTACAAACATTAGTAATGTTAAAAGCACCATCAAATATACGGTACATTATGCGTCTTTATCGTATCCTGTAGTAGCAACAAGTGTTTCTAAGTCCTCAAACTCTTCTTCAACAAGACTCATATTACGTTTCTTCTCAACTATTATAGCTATATT